CGGCATGAGTGTATTTCAATCCCTCATTTACCTTATCACGATGGTGTTTCTTCTTATCGTGTTTGGTGACTCGATCTACTGATTGAATCATTGATGGTTGCTTTATTAACTTACGTAGGTGTGTCTTGACCTCACCTGGTGAGTTGCCAGACATAAACATTTCTGGGAACCCATCTATGTTTACCCTGAAGTCAAATGCCTCAGTTTGTTCTTTCTTCTTATCCCAAGGTGCTTTCTTTAGACTTACTTGACTCTTTGGTTTTGCTCTTGCGGCAGGACTTGCAAGTGCTCGTTGCCGCATCTTGGGTGTAATTGTTACTTTCTTTGCTTCTGTCCAATTCTTACCATTTGGATCATATGCATCGTATTGACAAGACTTGTTCTCTTTAGTGGGGTTACCAAACATGTCGCCACAGTTTTTGCAACACATGTTCTCCATGCCGTTGACAAGTTTTCTTCTCAACGAAGGACTAGACTTTCTACTTCGAACAATCTTGAAGGAATTAGCATCTTTACTAATCTTTCCAAGTTGAGATTTTGTCGAACTCTTTGTTTGTGGTTTACGAGTCTTAGGTTCCATACCCTTTGCATGAAACTCTTTCATCTCTGGTTTGTCGTGAGTATAACCCATCTTGTCCATCTTGAGGTGATCGGCATATTTCTTTGCCATATAACCCTTACCAGTTTTAGGATCATACATCATGTGTGGTTTGAAATCTTTTTTATCCATTATGCTAGATCCTTATCGTGATTAAGTCCACCTTTTTTCTTCTTAACGATGAATGCATTAACTCTTGCATGTCCCCATTGATCTGGAGTTGTACCTGGTCGATGACCAGTTTTCCATGCCGCTTTTCCTCTATTGAAAACTGTGCGTAAAGTCTTTGCAGAAATACCAGACTTCTTTGCTTTGTCTGCAATAGACTTACCTGCTTTATCTGCCTCTTCTAAATAATTTTTAAATTTTATCATAGTCTTCCTCCTGGTGCAGGTAACCCTAATTTAGATTCTATTTCTGTTATTCTCTTTTTTGCATTATTCATACGTGTTTTATTGTTATCTCTCATACCAGAGATAAACATGCGATATGCTTGAGACAGATTTACGATCATTGCTCTCTGCTTACGGTCATAAGGAGTCTCCTCATTCAACTGTTCATGTCCATCATAGAATTTTCTAAAACTCATTTTGTTTCCTTATTCTTTTGCTTTGTAACAGTTAAACGAGCACGATCCATTTCTCTATCTTGTTGAACTTTTCGTGCGGCATCGCTTACTTTTTCTGCGTCATTAATTCTTTTATGTTTTTTCTTAACACGTGCCAGTGCGTCTTCTTCATACATATCTTTAAATGCTTTTGTATACTTTGACGGTTTGGTCTTGGCATCCGCATCACCTGGTGCAGGTTTGTATGCAGACGGATCATTATCTGCTTTCTTTTTACCTTTAGCAAAGTGTGCGTCTCTCTTATCTTTTGTAGACTTGGAAAGACCTTTAAAATATTTCTTAGGTTGTGTACCCTTCTTGTCTTTAACATCTGGGTCTTGGGCAACTTTTGTTTTCTCTAACAACTCTATTGCATCTAACCAGTATCTTTTCTGCACGTTACTTTTCTCTACGATAACATAATTAGCACCTAGGTGGGTAACCTTACCAACCTCATCTGATTCTTTTACAATAACCTTATCACCAACGCTATAGAGATCACCAGACACATATTGTTCTCGCGTCTCTGATATCGGGTTCAATTGTATATGATTTTTGTATTCTTTCTGTTCCTTCAACCCCATACCCTTACGGACTGTGTTGAATAAATTCTTTGCGTCTGCGTTAGAGAATGTCTTTGGTAAACCCTGACTAAAACTTGTGAAGTCACCTTTACCTGCCGCCGCTCTCATCTTAGATGCAGACATCCCTGTTGCACCTTCTGCATCTGGATCTCTGTCTCCTGCAGAAACTACATTGATGTTTCTAAAGTTATAGAAACCATGCTTGCCTTTCTTGGCATTATATTTTTTTATAAGAATATCAAACTCATTGATGCGGTCTGCACCAACAACCATGGTAACATTCTTGTAACCCATATCATATAATTTTGTCAACAGATCAAATAGATTTTTGATCTTCATGTCCAACATAATCCTACGTGCATGACGTGGGAACATCTTACGTGCGACTTTTATTTTATCTTTATATGATAGTGGATTCTTTTTTGGATCACTGGATTGTGACAGGTAAACGAAGTACGGATTGTTCCCTGCTTTACGCGAGAGAACAGTCAATAGTTTCTCATGACCAATAGTGGGTGGATTCATTCTACCCCACGTGAAGAAGACTGTCTTTTCTTCTTCTACCAGAAAATTCTTAAAAGATCCTATCAACCTTTTTTCCTTTCGACTTCTTTCTTACGAACATCCTTGAACATTCGTTTAGCAATCATATCAATTCGTTTCTTCACTGAGGGTTTATCTAGTCTCTTTTCAAGTTCTTGTCTACGTGCGAAAGGTAAATCATTTTTATCTTTGCCCTTAGTTAACTTTTTGAGAACTGCTTTACGTGCCGCTTTACGTGCACGTCTTTGTAACACCTCTTTATTTGCCATACGTCTCTTTGCTTTCTCTCGACCAATCTTGATCTTTTGCTTGAGACGCTTCATTCTTCGCCCAACCTTCATTCGTTGTGCAATAGAAAGTGCTTCGGTTTCGGGTTCAACGTCTTCGTTGCCAGAATAGGTTCTTTTCTTTTTGGATTTGTAATAGTTCGTCAATTCGTCTTCACCTGGTGCAGGTTCCGAATTGATCATATCTTTAAATCGCAATGGTTTTGCCATTTTAATTCCTTCCTGGTTTGTCCCATCCCTTTAATATATTCGGTGAAAAGTTAGCGTAGGAGAACTCCATACGGTCAACAATTTTCACTGCATCACCACCAAGTTTGTCTATAGCGACATAACCCTCTTGTCCTGTAACACGATATCCCCTCTTGGTTTTGAGAAACGTCTTTACGTTTGAGAGTTTATTAAGATTATTTATAAGTTTCATTTTCGCAAGAACTATGACCTTCTGTAGATCAAACATTTTCACCAGAGATTGGCGGTTCCCTGGTGAAAAGAAACTTAGTATTTCGTCTAACTTTTTTTGTTGCGTGGACTTCCCTTTTTCCGTTTTCCGCTTGTCGATTTCTTTTTGGTATTTTTGTTTAATCCAAGAAATGAGACGCGAAGCGTGGGTCTTGGTATTCTTAATGACTTCACCCCTGCGAACATACGTATTATTAAATTGCTCAATAAGTTGGGCAAGCGCAGGATCTTTTTCAAGAGTCCTAAGAGTAGTCCCACTAATCTGGTTAAATATTTTACCAGCAGTTGATAGATATTCATTAACTTCATCTGTATCCTTCCTATTCATAGTTAGGTTAGTTAAATCCCTGAGCGTTGCGTCTTGACTCCACACATTTCTGGTTGAGTTAAACTTGGATACATCAACTCCATACGAAGCGCGGAGAGACTCGAAGGAGTTACCCTTGTAGGTTGTGTGCCAGACGATTCCAATTTTACTTTTGATAATAGCATCAGATGCATCCGACTCTCTAGGCACCGCATAGACGATAGTATTTGGATGAAAGGTAACATAGTCCTTCCCCTTAATCTTTTTTGTTTTTACATCATTCTTAGAATACAAAAAATCCCCTTGAATGATACCTTTTATTCCTAACTCAGGTAAATGTTTTAATGCCAATTTCATTTTAGCGTTGAGGTCTCCACTGGTATCGGCATCAATGTCTGCATTTGTTTTATAGACTTTTGGTGTTTTGGCAAAGATTCCTTTCTTAGCAACAAAGAACTCTCCGTCTCGTGGATCGGTTCCGCAAAAAATAGCAGGAGCACCGTCCCACTTAACAGATACCTTACCATCCCCTTCACCCCCAAGCATGTCACGTAGAGATCGTAAAGCAAGGATAGCATCACGAGTTCCCTTGACTCCACCATAAAGAACCTTGTCCTCAATGTGTGTCATGTGTGTATTCTTTTGTTCTGTTATGAAATCCGAAAATTGCATTATTTTACCTTTAAGTGTACTGCAGAGTTTGCAGATTGTGATGAGGCAAATCTAAACATTAGAGTAAGAAACTTTTGTTCTTTACCTTTTAGACTGTTGAATATACTAGTAACCAAATACTTAGATACTGCCCAGTTGTCATCTTTATTCTTAGCAAGTTCTTTAAACTTGTCAAGGGTTAATTTTGCATTTGGGGATTTATTATATTCGTCATACCACTTCTTCATAAATCCATCTTTATTCTTACGGAACATCTGTACCAGTTGCTTCTGGTCTTCTAATGGTTTTGCTCCTGCAAGTTTCATTACTTTACCCATAGGAGAAGAGGCACCTTGACCACCAGAAACTTTTCCATGTTTTGCCGCTTTTCCTATAATCTCTGCTTGGAAGGTAGGGAAAGTCCTGAACTGTATCTCTCCTTCCTGAAACATAATGTAACCATCTTTTGCTTTCCAGTAATCTCTCTTACCAAAAGATAGACTCTTAAACTTTGGTTCTTTGAAAGGTTTCTTATAGTTTACTTGAACAACCTTTGCTTTCTTACCAGTAATTTTTTTGAGGGATATGCCCATCACATCACGATTTGCATATGCCTGTAGTAGCATATTGTTTAGTGATGTTATTGACTCAGCACTTTCCCAATCGTATTTCTGAGAGTCAACTGCTTCAATCCAGATATCTGCAGGTGACCATTTGTTTACATCATTGAAAGGTCTGCCAGAAGCATTGTTCAATTCTTTGAATCGTTTCTCCATATACTTTTGAAGACCTTCTCCTCGATACCACTTGTACTTCTTTCTACCAAGTGCTCTCTTTAATATCTCAGCACCGCGAATAGATGATACTCTCCAGACTTCTGGCAACGCCATTATATCCTCGAAGGATGTATCGACATTTACTTTGGCATGTGCCGCTTTCAGTTCATCCACCGACCATAAAGTATTCGGATTATCCCAGATACATTGAGCATATACACACTGTGCAGACTCTGCCGAGGCAGTTTGCTTTGCTCCACCACCAGAACCAGATGTCCCACCACCAAACTCTACTGTCTTTTTGAGATTATTAAATCCAATCTCTTTACCATCTTTTGTTTTAAATTTAAAACCACGTTCTTGTTTACCAGACTTAATTGCTTTCTCTACTTCGGGATTCTTTTCAATGACTACATTAGAACCGTCATTTGTTTCAAACGATTCTCCGTTCTGATATTTCTTTAGGAACAACTTTATTCTCCAGTCATACTTTTGTATCTCTGGTAGAGAAAGTGCACCCTCTCTTAAAAAATCAAATGTAATCATCTTTTTTCCTTATCAGAAGCAATTATAGACTATTTATAATAGTTTGTAAATAAAAAAAAGACCCGAAGGTCTTTTCATTTCTTGTATGGTTTATTTTGTTTTTCTTGTTTCTGCCGCGAATACTTGAGTGCTCTTTGACGTGCTTTCTCCTTTAACTTCGGGTCCCAATGCTCGAAACCATCTATCCCCCAATCTCGTGCCCATGCCGCGTACTGATCTGGACTATGCTTCTTCGCCATTTTGAATTGCTTTCAATTGTTCTACTAGAGACTTTGAATCTTCTGGTGACTCTATTAGATGTCTACGTGCAGTGTAAAGTCTTTCGAGACGTTGTTTTACTGACCGCACTCTTCGTTTTACACCCTCAAGGTGTTTGATTTCTGCTTCTACGCGAGGGAGACCCAAGGCAATTGCCTTGGAATCTCTCACAACAGATCGTAATCTCATACTATAATCCATTATGCCGCCTCTGCAAATTTGATTGCAGTTTGCAACGCATCACGTTTCTTACTTTGGTTATAACCGAACCAACTGTTTGCAAGACGATTCTCTTGGTTATGACCTTGTACGTGATCTGTTATGTAAGTGATGGAGTTGAATGCTTGCCACCACGAACCCTCTGCGTAGTTTGCACCTGGTTGTGTTTCTAACACATCAAGAGCAAGTTTAGCATTTCGTGACAATGACTCTGCAGTTGTCATACCTTCTTTGACTCGCTTGTCAGAAGAACGTGGGAAAACTGTATTGATGTAGTCAATGTACGATTCGTTAGTGTATCGCTTAGAACCGAGAAACGATGCTATCTCTTTGTATTTTGCCATCTTCTCTGTTGCAATACCTAACTGTTCTTTTACGATCTCAGGACTAAAGACACCTCGGTGACCGATCTTCACTTGACGATCTGAACCGCTATCAACCGCAAAAGTCAACGTGTTGCTACAAACAACACGAATTGGAGTAAACATCACATTGATGGATTTACCATACTTGTGTGGGTTTGAGAAAAGTAAGTATGACTCAACTGTATCACCTTTGAACAGTTCGAAAGAGTCTTTTACTTTTGCAAGTGCCCAGACAATCTGACCATCTTGTAATGAACCTGCAGTGTGCATTTCCATGTCACCTGCCATTACATACTCATGAAAAAAGTTAAACGCTTCTGCGTTTTGACAAGGGTTCCAACCTTTACCAACATTGGTAAGGATCTTACCGTCAGTTGTACGCACTAGCGACTTCTGACCTGTTGGAACTTGCTCTCCATTGAAATCAATATAAGATTCAACTTCGGCAACTGTCCAGTCAACCCCTGCTTTCACCATCATTTGTTCTGGTGTTAGATCATTAGAAACTGGTACGCCAAGTCCATGCCATGGAACTTCTCCTGCGTATGCCATTGTTTCTACCATATGTGCCATTACATATCTCCTCTTTTGTTATGTAATTATTATATCAAATAAAAAAACAAGAGTCAAGTCCTTTTATTCTTTTATCAAATATTTTTTTTGCATTTGGATTTATATCACATAAAAAATATTTTCTTTTATTTTTTATAGCAGATACTCCAGTAGTTCCGCTACCAGCAAAAATATCTACCACTAAATCATTTTCGTTTGAATACATATTAATAATTCTATCCAATAATTTTATTGGTTTTTGTGTTGCATAATTTACTTTTTCCCCACTTTGAGTATTACTAATATCTATCCATAAATCTGTGATTGGTATTCCATCAAGTTCATGAACATATCTTTTAACTCTAGGAACACCATTTTGATTATAAACTAACCTATCATCATCATGTAATTCTTGCATCTTTTCTTTTGTTGTATACCATTGTTTTAAGTGTCCATTCCACTCATACCTTAAATTTAATCTAGGATTAACGTCTGGTTGAGAATTATGAATAGCAGTGGTTGTATAATTTCCTCTATTATCTATTTTTGTATTTTTTAAATATCCTTCATCATATGGTTGATATTGAGGATTGAATGTAGATTTATTAGATTTTGAATAAACTAAAATAGTATCATGCATACGACCCAATTGTTTTTTGTTTTTAGCATGACCACCAGTTTTCCAAACTATTTCATTACGAAAAAATTTACTACCAAATATATCGTCTAAAATAAATCTTACCCAATGACTATTTTTAGGTTCAATATGAACCACAATATTTCCATTATTATTAATAATATCATAACACAATTTAATTCTTGGATATAAAAATTCTTCTGAATATATTTTCATAGATTTCCATTTATCATTGTAATCACCAAAATCTCTGCCAGTATTATATGGTGGGTCAATGTAAACTAAATCACATTTTATATCTTTTACTATATCTAAATTATTACCTACTACATACTGATTCATATACTTCCTCTAACACTTCTTTGGTATGACCAATGTATTTAGACCAGATTCTTTTTGGTACATTTGCATAGCAATATCCTGGAGTTTTTGGGTCTTCAATATCTTTGGTAGGTAAGGCAATCAGTTCCCATTTATCCATATTGTCATATTCATCTAAGTTAGGTCTTGATACAAGGACTACATCTAATTCACTTACTTTGTATCTTACATGGCCTGTATTGTTTTCTGCGATTGTATTCTTACCAGACTTTCTTCTTGTTTGTTCTAGGTGAATTGTTGTTGCTCTTAACTTTGATTGAATTTTCATATTACTATCAGTAGAGATTAAATCATAACCACTTGCATCTGCATCATCATCAAAATCGTTTCTTTTTTTTACTTGAAAATCGCAGTTTTCATTAATCCAATCTTGTTGAAAATATTCATTCGCTTCTGCAAAAAGTTTACCCAAATCTCTATAATTTTTATCTCTAAGTAAACCTTGTAATCCAATATCAAAATATTCTTTTTGTGTTCTCATAATATCTCCTCTCATTACAAATATATTATGACACAGTCTTATTCATTTGTCAAGTACTTTTTTATTTTTTTTAAATTTCTTCCTGCGAGATCTCAACCTAGCAAAAACATTTAAAATACGATTCTCTCTTATCTTCTTGATGACTGAACGTCTTCTACGTGCACATTTATCTTTGTGCTTTCTCTCAGCGCGATTCATTAAACTCTCCTTATAATAAGTAGTTTAGAATACTATCCCAGTCTGGAAACTTCTCTGTTCCGAACTGGAGTAACTCTCCTTTGAATCTTCCTGCACCGTTTGCTAACCTATCGTCTATAAGGTAGTCACCTGCGTTCAAGTGTTTGTTGTGTGATAATATCAATCTTTTATAAGCATGAGGCATTAGGTTGCCTACCACCCATTCGTACTTGTCTGTCCAAGCAGAAGGGTTGTTCCAAGGTGCTGTTGATAGTATATATG